TGTGGATGCCGTACCTCACCGCATCCATCGCGTGGTCTTTGCGCTTTATCGGCTTGTCGAGGGTTTCACCAGTACGGCGATCCTCGTCCCACTTATATTCTTTGATCTCGTTGATCGTGTTCTGACTACGGCGCGTCATCTGCAACGTGTACCGCTTCACGGTGTCGATCCCGTCCAATACAGATTTGTCGGCGGGTCGTGCGTTGAACCCTGCGCGGATCAGTTCTTCAATCCTTGCGGGTTCTGCGGCATCACAGTACAATTCAACCCTCTTGTCGGGTATTAAACGCTCAAGCTCATCAATAAGATCAGCGTTTGTCAGTCCTGGACTGTACAGCAACTCGTCAACCCTTGCTATCGGGTCCATGTCCTGTATCGCCACAAGTGTCGTGGGGTTGTTGAACCCAAAGTCCAGACCGTAGAAATCGGCAACACACGGCTCGTCTGTCACCTCAAAGAGTGGGTATATCAGTCCGCGTATCGCTTCGCCCCACTCACCTATAGCGTAAATCTTACGCAAGTCCTCAGGGAGAGCGTCGAGCATCTTACGATAGCCCTTGTCGATGAATGGGTTGTCTTGGTGCGTTGTGACCTTGACATACACATCTTCTTCGTGGGGGCTGTCCTCGTCGGTGCGGTCCACCAGGTAGCCACGAATCCACGTTGGTACAGGGTTGAATGTGAGCGTCACCTGCTTCTTGTGTTCTGACTCACCGCGAAGGCGAAGGTCTACAAGCTGAAACTCCTGCTTCGTTAGCTCTGTTGCTTCCTCAATCCATATCCTGTCGATCCCCGCAATCGACTTCAGTTTTTCGGGGTCATCAAGACCGCCGTGAAGGATAGCACCGCCCGATGGGAAGTCGATCCTCATCTCCGTCTTGTTGACCTGAACCATGTGGGTTCTGTCAAGCGCAGAGATGATGTCAATGAACAACTGAAAGGTAGAGTGCCGACAAGTACGGTGTACCTTACGCAAGACAAGAACGCGCTCGCCGTCCTGGGCCGCGTGTTCTAATTCATCCTGCGCGACAAATACAGACTTGCCCGACCCTGCTCCCCCGTAGAGGATTCGGTATCGGGCGGTTGTTTCTGTTGCATCGCGGTATGATGTAACGCGCTTAATCATCGTCAGCCCATTTCAGGAATAGTGGGTTGCCGTCTGATCCGGTTACCTCCTGACGTTCTACGTAACCACGATCTTTGCCCTGCGTTTTCAGGTAGAAGATGATCGCAGTTGGGTTCTCCTTCTTGATGAGGGATTGCAGTTTCCCCTCTGCGAAGTCTACCTGCCGGATCTTCTCGCGCCTAATCGCTTCGGCAATGTCCCCGTCCTTCTCCTTCCATTCGTACACCGTCGAAATGTGACACCCCACGCGGTCAGCGATGAGCGATACGTACCCACCGCTGTTCTCTATTGCCTTGATAAATTGGTCTTTGTCGTATGCCATTTTTTAACCTTCGGCTTTTTCGGGTTCATAGCCGAGTTGCGCCATGCGCTCAAGGCATACCGCCACGTATGCGGGGTCTATCTCCATTGCGTAGCAGGTGCGGCCCAAGTTGTGGGCGGCAACGAGTGTCGTGCCTGAGCCAACGAATGGGTCGTATACATCGCCCTTGTGGTTTCTGATGGGGCGAGCCATACACTCAATCGGCTTCTGAGTTGAGTGTCCCGTTTCGTTTTTTCCATTCTTGTCAATATCCCAAACGGTTGTCTCCTTTCTTCCCCCGATCCAATCTGCCGTTTCCCCTTTTCGCTTCATGAACCAACAAGGCTCATGCTTGTGGTGGTAGTGACCACGCCCAAACGTGTGTGTCGACTTGTTCCAGATCAAAAGGTACGAAGGCTCAAAGCCCGCATCCTCTAATGATTGACATACCGTTTTACCAAAGCGGTCCGCGTGCCACACGTAGGCAACGTTCCCGGTAAACAACTCCCACGCCTCTGTCCAGTTGGCCCGATCATCGTTTACCACCTCCCCTTTTGATCTTGGTTTTGAGTCGTATTCTTCCCGCCACTTCGCGTCATACTCAACCCCATACGGCGGGTCTGTCACCATAAGGTTCGGCTTGGCCCCGTCAAGCAACCGATCCACGTCCTCCTTCTTCGTGCTGTCACCGCATAGAATCCGATGATCTCCGATCTTCCAGAGATCGCCGTACTCCACGCCCCACTTTTCACGCAGGACTTCGGCGGGATCTTCGGGTAGTTCGTCACCGCCTTGTGTGGCGGGAGCGGGTACGTCTATCTCGTCGAACAACTCATCCAGGAAATCATACCCTTCCAGTAGATCACTCGCCACCTGCTCCATGTCCCATTCGGCTTCATCGCCTGTGCGGTTGTCATAGTATGCGAGTTTCTTCTTCTGTTCGTCCGTAAGCCCAGATCTCCTAACGGCGATGATCTCGTCCCCCGATGCGTCGATGATACGGACGCGCTCAATGCCGATCTGTCCTGCCGCCTCTACCGTTCCGTTTCCCGCCAGGATCACGTTGTTCTCGTCAATGACGATAGAACGTGCCGCCCCTACTTGGTTCAGCGACTCTTGAATCATCGCTTCGCCTTTCGCGGTTCTCACCCTCGCGTTTTTTGGGTCGAAAGTCAGGTCAGATATTTTGTTCTGCTTACCCATTCGCTTTGACGATCTCGTATCCTTCTCTCTTCAGGGACGTTAGAAACTCCTTGACCCCGATCTGCTTGTACAGAATCGCCTTGCCGTTTTCCTCGCCGTGAGTTGCTGATTCAAGCAGTCCGTCAAGTGTGATCTCAGGCGTTTCGTCTTTGGTTTTGGTTGCTACCTTCTTCATATCAGTTGTTGATTGCGTTGTAGATTGCGTCATAAAATGCCGTGAGCCTTGCTATCATCTCTTGATACGCTCGCCTCACTTCGGGGTGCGCTTTCGCCAGATCCCGAATATCTTCCGTTTGTAGCGTGGTGATCTCAGAGAACCCTTCCGCGCCTCTTGGTATCACTACGCCTTCTGCATCTTCCTCGACGAACGTAATGCCTGTAAGGTCGATGCGCTTGTTTCTTGGCACGAGGTTTCCTTGCTCATCGGTGTAGGAGTCATCCTGTGGCTGTCGGTATACGACAAACTTGTCCGACCTTGCCCTTTGCCAGTTTGCCCGTGTAGGGGGGGTGGGTATGCTTCGGCGGTAGCTCATCGGAAGGGCGGCGTATCTACGGGTTGTAGGCAGAACGTCTGCGATGTATCACGTTGCCATACGAGGCACAGCGCGCCGGACTCCACGATCCTACCGCCCAATGTCCATCGTGCGTTGTACAGGGGTTGCCCTGGCTGAATGTGTATGTCAAGGTTTACGTCTGAGCCATACGCCCAATACTCTGCTGAGATAACCGTGTAGGTGTCTGTCAGCTTGTAGTGGTATTCGATGTCACCGATGCCGAAGGAGCTTGCGCCCGAAACGGATTCAAGGTGCATATATACGTTCACATCAAGGAAGTCTGATTCCGTGATGTTGCCTTGCCACCGTCCGCTTACGCCCGTGTCGGGCTCTACGTTGCTTGAGCAGGAGATAAGGAAAAGTAGTGGTATGAGAAGGAGTCGTTTCATGTTACCAAGTAGCTATTGCAACACGCTTCCATGTGTCAGTTGCGGTGCAGACGTAAAGGTATGATGTGTCCCACGCTATTGTGCCGATAGTCCCTGTTGCGGAGGCTGATGCAGGGGTTGTCGG